TTTGTCTATACTCTAGCAGGGCTGTGTCTAGAGTGAATGTGGGATTAGTAGAGTTATCCTCTACACGTAGTGCTATAGTCTTACCTGACCCAACAAGATTAGTATTATATACTACGTCAAGTTCACCGCCAAAGGTAGAGGTGTCAAACACAGAATCTGAAGAGCCATATAAAAATACAGATGTGCCTGTGCTTTGTACTCTTTGTGTTGCTGGTTGTACAACACCTGTATTTGTTCTAGTGTCAAAATCATATTTTATGTTTAATCCTAGATCCATAGGGCCTGTAGGTTCAGCATACAGAGTTATCTTATAAAAAGATTTACGTAGCTGCGGATCAGAGAGAGGCATGAAAGGTGATTCATATATACCATCAATGTTACCACCATCAAAGCTAGAACCTGTCTCCATAGTATAGACGTAACCATCCCCATTAGCAAAAGCAATAGTCTCTGCTGTACCTGAATATCTGCTGTCAGCTATATGCGCTTTTATACCAAAGGTAGTAGACCAACTCATACCAGAAGCACCCTGTGCTACAAGCTTAGTAGCGATTAAACCTTTAGCAACTTCATTTTGTTCAGACTCAATAAATGCAAAGATTCTGTACTGGGCTTTCTCTCTTAAAATAACAGAAGTAAAGTTGGATGTACTACCCAAGAATTTAGTAGCATCTTTAGTAATAGGATCAGAGGCAATATCTAAACCAAAGTCACCAATACGATCAGTAGCACTTAGTAATCTAATACCGTCAGCTGCTAGGTACATAATGTCACCACCAACTTCTTGTATTGTATCTCCGTTTATACAGCCCATCTTACTTGCTATAGGTGATACTTGGAAGTCAGATGCTGTACTGCCCGTTAAACGTTTTATACTATCAGACGTAAATATAATAAGTTGATCACGGAATACAACTAAACCTGTTACATCAGACGAGGCACTTATAGAACCTGCACCATCTCCTGATGCAAAGTTATCAACAGTAGAAGGGGCAGTAAAGAATACATTATTACCCTTTGCATAGAACGCTGTGTCTTTAAACACAGCTACATGCGAAGCTCCTAATACGTCTGTACTACTAGCTATTGCTGTAAGAGAATTACCAGAAGTATTATAAGTAGCAGGGTAATTGACCCCATCAACAAACAAAACCTTATCGTCACCATTTAGATTATAAAGAGCACTACGTGCCTTAGTACCTAACAAAGGTCTAGCACCCATAGAAGTCCATGAAGTACCTGTACCGTAATAATACTCTGTTACATTATTAGCGTTCTTTCTAGCAACTACAATTCTTCCAGAGCTTATAACTTTTAAAGCTAAGATAGAACCTGTGCCAGGAACTGTTGTAGTACTATACTTTTCGTAACCTTTTATCTTAGAGTAGCCACCTTCTTTAGTGGCTTCAAAGTTCTGTAAAATAGTAGCAGAACCAACAGCATTAGTACCATGCTGCAAGGCACTCAGATTAGAGATGAGACCACCTTTAAACTCAATAGGAAATGTTTGCCACTGTGTAGCCATTAGAAATGTACTCTTGTATCTCGTAAATATTCTGTGCGATTGATATGTAAACTACGTAGTTGTTTAATACCCTGTTCAAACTTTTGTAATGCTAATTGTGCTGCTTGATTGTCACCTCTAAATTGGTAAACATAATACATAGCACCGTCTACAATCGTATGCTTATACTGTTCTGGTAAACTCGGTACATCTGTTGCGCTCTCTAGTTCAAACCCTAAACGAAAGTATTCATATACTACTTCATATTCTTTATCAGGTGCTGGGTAGAATATTAATTCCCTGCTAGGTGTTCTTACAATATGAGTGGGTGTACCAAAGGTGCTTGATGAAGAGTTATACTCAGAATCAGCATGTTTGTCAAGCCATTCCTCGTATGTAAGTACTTTTAATTTGACAGTTTTTACGTTTAAACCAGCGTTACGCTTAATACGAAATGTATTCATATTGATAGTCTTGCTATCGTGAGGCATACTATAACGTACTTCACCTACAGCAAGTACTTCTGTTTCTTCTACATGATTCCAAGGCCATTCAAATTCTTCTTGGTTTATATGTCTTATAGATGCGTTAATAGAATCCTTAGCAAAACTGTAGTAACCTGTAGCTGCCGTAAAGTTTGAAGTAGTAAGTTCTACCTCATTAAGTCTTCGGTTAATATCATTTACTAAGCTTATATAATCATACTTCATAATTACTTCTCCCTTACACGTAGGAAGATACTACGCTCATACTGCAAACCAGACCCTGTTGTGATCCTACATGTAACTGTGTATCGTATATTGTTTGTACCTAAAGAAAATCTAGCAGTAGAAACCTTACCAGAGATTGTACCAGTAACAAACTGAAGTCCATTAACAACACCAGAGTTTTCTACTAAAGTTGTAACACCTGATGCATCTTTGATAAACCAAGTAGCTGCGGAAAGAGTATCTTCACCTAAGAATCGTGACCAATCTACACTATAATCTACAATCTCATCTTTATCTTTATCGGGCCATCTGTATGACATGTCTTATCCTTATGCTGTAATATATACAGTATTGTTTGTATATTGCTTATCAATAAACAAAGTACGCTGTGTGTTGTATTGATCCGCATAATCTGCATAAGGAAACACTACAAACGCAGGATCTTCTAAGTTAGCAGATAATGTAGCAGATATTGAACTTAGTGTTAGTCTAGCCTGTGCATCCTCATCAGTAAAGTCAAAGTTGTTTAATGTTAAAGACACACCTGTTATTAGTGGGTTTGCATCAGCACTAAATCCTAAAATCCCTGAGTTAGTAGCGGCAGATGTATCACCAAACAAGGTAGTAGCCTTAGCATCTACATCTGCAAAAGTATTAATACTAAAAGAAGCCGTTACTGAGGCTAAGGTTGTACTAGCTTGTGCATCCTCATCAGTAAAGTTATAGTTGTTTAAAGCTAATACTACACCTGATAGAACACTGGAAGCCTGTGCATCAAAGCCTAGTGTACCAGAGTTAGATGTAATTGTAGCTGAAGGTATTAACCTATTAGCTTTAGCATCTATATCAGCAAATGCATTAGCAGTAAAGGAAGCACTAACTGCAGTAGGAATAGTACTAGCTTTACCAAATGAACTTATAGAATTAATACTTGTAGTAGCATTTACATCTGAGATGAATGTAAAGCCCTGTGCATCAACCTCAATATTAACATTACCTATAGCAGACACACTAGGTATTGTGCGAGATGCCTTAGCTACATAGTCTAAAGTACCTACGTTAAACTGTGCTAATACTCCTGGTAAGAACGAGTTTGCACTTACTTCAGTTGCACTCTGTGAAAGAGGGGTTTCTGATAAAGCTGTAAAACCTAACATCTAAACACTCCCGTAAACTGTACCATTATTTGTATGAGTATACGACTGACTTGTATTAATAGCATAACCAGCAGCACCTCCACCATTCTCACCAGAGCGACCCCAACCACCACCACCATTAGTATTAGCCCCGTCTGTATTTGATGTCGCACTTAGAACAGAACCACCTAGAGCAGGGTTGTTAGCTACCTGAGCACTACCATTTACCCCTTGGTTATATGTAGCATAATTACCATTACCATCAGCCGAGTTTGAAGTCGCAATCAAAGTACAGCCACCACTAACATAGGATGTAGCAGGGACAACACCACCACCACCTTGAGGTCCACCTGTACCACCTGAAACTGGTCCTGAAATCGAACAGTATCCATAAGTTACGTTTGGTGTTACACCGCCACCTACGGTAAAAGACCCAGTTGTTGCACCATTACCTGAAGCTGTGTTATACGCACTTTGACCTGCACCACCACCACCTCCAGCACCTCCACCGCCTCCACCGCCACCTGCGATAAATGCACCAAAGTTATTAGTTACTGTAGTACCTGTTGCAGTTATACTAATAGCGTGACCACCTGCACCAGAATTACTATTGCCACCACGTCCAAAGATAGCACCATTGTTTATGACTTGGGAGTCAGCAACATCTATTGTTAACGAGGGTGTAGACGATGACATAGAGCGAATGTGTACGCCAGAATCTACAGTCATTATGATAGGTACTGTTCCATCCCAACCTGCAGCTGTTGCTAGAGTACTTAAAGTAGAAGCCCCATCTATACCCGTAGAAACATTAAAAGAGAAAGCATCTTGTGCACCATACCACTCAGATATAGACATTGTAGCACCTGCAGCCTTACCAATAAGACCTCTAACATCAGCATCATTGAAAGATGTTGAACCAGATATACTAAGCTCTGTCATTATATTCTGAATAGATATTGCACCACTACTAGTTACTGGCATAATTAAAAATCCTTTATGTTGGCTTAGTAGGCCAACTAATAGATGAAGGCCACCCACTACAGCCAATATCAATAGCCTGTAAGTCAGATTTGTATGTATTCCAAGCTTCTTGCTCATCGGATGTTAGCGCATTCCAAACATCAGGATTATCAATTACTACATCAACTTCTGTTTCTAGCAGATAATCACGTTTTAAGAGTATATTCATAACTTCTGTTAAGGATACCGCAACTTGGTCTTCTATATCATCGGGTGGAGTAAATGTAGGTATAGACATTTCTTATCTTTCTTACTTATATTAGGTGCATTTTAAACTTGCGGCCATGCCAGGGTTATTAAAGCCATGAGAAGTGGCACTCATAGTTGTTTGGTTGTAATTTACAGCTGTCATAATATTTGCATATTGTTGACCACCAGTATTTGCAGGACTAGCATCAAAAGAGGATAATCCACTCATCAAATTATTCATAGTGCGAGTTTGGGCATTATTGCTATATCCACCGCCACCAACCATCCTTATCATGGCTATCGGTGCTACTGTTTCTGCGTTATGAGTTACGTTTATAGTACCCCCTTGATTACTAGAAACCTGTGTAACATTTACGTTACTTACGGCAGTATTAAACCTATACTGCACCCAACAGCCATCACCACTGGCCGATGGTTGGGTAAAAGACGTTTCACTTCCAGTAAGTATTTTGTATTGTATACGGCAGTTTGTGTGATAGCCAGGTGTATTATACCAATTTGTAGCACTTTGTTGCCATACTATAGACGTAAATCCCGGAATATTTGTGTTGTTGCCCGTGGTTAGCGCACCACAAATAGCTACCACAACATCTCCTGCTTGCGCAGAAATGGTCCCCGAAGACCCCAATCGACCATAACCCTGCACAGTACCGTGTGGGCTAAAGTTAGACTTACCATGACCTTGAGACATAGCAATTTGACCACTAGAATCATTAAATAAAGTTCTTACAGCACTGTCGTTCATGCCAATTTGTGCTGTACCGCTATTGCCGAGTTCTACGTTAACTTGATTAAGGCTTATCTGCCCACTGGATGGTAATGTCATCTAACTTACCTCGATTTTAGTTCTTCGATTTCAGCTTTTAGTTCTTTGATAGCTTCAATCATTAATCCATGAAGTTGATCGTATTGCACTGTCTTATATTCAGTCTTATCATCGTCACCCACCTTGAGAGGCAATGTGCTTTCAGTAATTGCACTTGGCATTACCTTCTCGACTTCTTGAGCAATAACGCCAGCAGACTTTTTGCCATCGGCTAGGTATTCAAATGTGTAACCATTTAACTGTGATACTTTATCTAAGGCATTATCTATCTTAACGATATCTTTCTTTAGACGTTCATCTGATACTGTTGTAGAATAAGCAACAACGTTACCTTCAACGTGTAAGTCACCATCGTTTTCTAAACGCATGTCGGTATGGCCATCTAAATTAAAGTCTATGACTGTTGTACCAAAGTAAATATAGTCATTACCATCACGACCAACATACTGCACGTTATCACGCAAGTCAGACTCAATACTGAAAGTTGTGCCTGATAAATCAAGGCCAGCACCAGCACTGTAAGTTGTATTGGTGTAAGATGTAATGTACCCAGCGCCGTTAGTTAGCTGGTTGTTGTTAGTTACGTTAGTAGCACCTGTAGCTATACCGTCTAGTTTTGCTTTATCAGCGGCAGAGATAACACCTGCAGCTGACGTTGTAGCACCAGGAACTGTTGTGTTAGAACCTGAACTTGAAACTATAGTAACATCTGTCGTTGACGTACCACTACCTAAGTTTGTAGGCACGTTTACTTGTGCACCTGATGCTATACCATCTAACTTAGATTTAAGAGTAGTAGTAAAGTTTTTCTGTGTAAGACCACCATCACCTACAGAGTATGTTGTATTTGTATCTGTAGAACTAATAGTACCATTTGCGGCTATAGCAACATTTGTACCAGCTGTTAATGCGGCTACAACATTAGCTGTATCAGTTACGTTAGCACTGGCTTCTATTCCGTTAAGTTTAGTATGGTCTGCGTCTGTGAAAACATTACTGTCTGTTGCAGCTTCTACAGCCGCCCTTATCTCTGCATTAGTCTGATCACCTGTAGCGTTAGCCTCAATACCGTCTAGCTTTGTACCATCTGTTGCTACGTCACGTCCGTCTACTGTACCTGATACAACTACGTTTCCTGTTACGTCAATGCCTGTTGATGATGTGGAAAGTTTGGATGCGTTGTTGTGGTAAAGATTTACACCTGCATCTTCAGTTGCAGTAATTAAATACTCTAAAGAAGTGGGAGAACCGCTAGTAACTGAAAACGACCTACTTGAATCATTATCATCACTATCAATATTAATTACAACACTTTCTTTGGCGCTTATCTTCATACCATCAGCGGCAGTAAACGCAAAATCACCTGATGAATTAATACCATCAGCGGTCACTGTGCCTGTTACGTCAATGCCTGTTGCTGTTGTGGCTAGTTTTACGCCGCCGTTATGGAAAGCAGTTACAGCCCCGCCAACGGCAGCGGTAATCATGTTTGCAGTATCAGCAGGGTTATTTACCGCAAAATCCTGAGCTAAAACTTTTAAACTACCAGTACCAGTTTCTTTGATAAAACTATGATTATTAGACCCATCATGGTAAATCTGTAGGTCAGAGCTTGCACCAAAGGTAGCTTTTACACTATCTGAAAAGTTTAAATCGCCAGAGCTTTTTACGTCAGCGGCATTACTTCTTATAAAAGCATCACTGCTCAATCCATCAATTAAATCCGCATCTAAACCACTTCCAGAGCCATCAACAGTTTTTAGTGCTGTTAATATCTGAGCCGCTGTTTGGTCTGCTGTAGCGTTAGCCTCAATACCATCTAGTTTTGAGCCATCTACACTAACATTACGACCATCAAAGGTAGAATTAGTAGTTACTGCCCCAGTTAACGCACCGCCAGCTAAAGGTAACTTAGTAGCCAATGCTGTTGTGAGTGTAGAATTATAATTAGCATCATCATTGATAGCCGCCGCTAACTCATTCAAGTCATTGAGTGTGCTTGGTGCGCCACCAATAAGTGTTGTGATCTTATCAACTACATAAGCTGTTGTAGCTATCTTAGTGCTATCATCGCTTTCAGCTTGTGTTGTTGCTGTAGATAAACGAGCCGCTGGGATTGTTCCTGTAAGATTAGTTGCTGGAACATCAATGCCAAGGCCTTCTATATCAGCTTTAGTTTGATCTGCCGTAGCGGCTGTTTCAATTCCATCCAATTTTGTATGGTCAGCATCCGTAAAGACATTACTATCCGTAGCACTTCCAACCAATGTTTTTATTTCTGCGGCTGTTTGATCAGCAGTAGCACCTGCCTCTATAGCATTAAGCTTAGTGTGATCAGCGTCTGTAAAGACATTACTATCACTTGCAGATTCAACAAGTGTTCTTATCTCTGAAGCAGTTTGATCAGCAGTAGCTGCTGTTTCTATACCATCTAGTTTAGTACCGTCTGCTGCAACATCACGCCCATCAATAGTACCTGACGCTGCAACATTACCTGTAACAGATATTCCTGCAGGAAATGCTACACTTCTATCTGGCTCTTCTATAACAGCCCTGTCTGCAGGGTATGTCATAAATATATCTTTAGTCCCAGAAGAGAAGCTTACCGCATTCCCACTATTGGAACTACTTAAAATTGTAGTACGGGTAAGAGTGTTACCCGTATTAAATGTACCTAGTCCTACTTCCCATTCGTCAACACCAGAAGCGGTATGCACAACAGCGTAGTAAGCCGTATCACCATTTGACATATAAGAGTTGAAGGCTTCAAAGGTAGAGGCCGCCCCACCTAGAGCAAATGCGCCAGTACCTGTAGTAACTGTTCCTTCTTTTACACGATCTTTAATAATGAATGCCATTGTGCAGTACCTATCTTATGAATTAACTGATGCGAATTACAGCGTTAGTAGCGTCTGCCGTTGGGAAGACGATAGTAAAGTCGCCGCTAGTAGATGTAACAGTACCACCAAAATCAAACACAGCAACAGCTTTGTTAGACTGTGATGAATTATAGATAATCGCGCCATCTGCAGCTATAGTAAGGTTAGTAAATACTTCGTCAGCGAAGTCTACAAAGGCAGTAGTACCTGACAAAGTAATAGTAGCACTATCAAGTGTCTGTCCTCCTGCTGAGTAGTTTGTACCAGTAGCTTCATCTGATGCTCCTGTTACGGTAGAGTAGTTAGTTGTAGCTGCACCATAGTTTGCGGAAGGTGAAGCTTTGATAAGAGCTACTTTTAGTGTATCTGTATCCAAGTCGTGAACACCCCCAAGAAGCTCTTGCTTGAAGCTGTTGCACATTGCAGTTGTAATAGCCATCTTGTGAT